TATGGATGCTCAAATCCGTAGTCACTTAGATTCATTGGCACTGACTACTAGCCCAATGATTGCTATGGATGCAACTCGCTTGCCTCGTGGTGCTAAGTTTGAAGTAAAACCCGGCAAAGCTATCCTTACCAATGGCGCACCTAGTGAGATTCTGTTCCCATTCAAGTTTGGACAGACTGATGGCAATAATCTTGCCACTGCTAAAGAGTTTGAGCGTATGTTGCTTCAAGCTACTGCTACTCTAGACTCCAACGGCATGATTAGCCAAGTTAGTCGTGATGGTGGACAAGGCGGTATGTCGATGGCGGTTGCTTCCATCATCAAGAAATACAAGCGGACACTGACAAACTTCCAAGAAGACTTCCTTGTTCCGTTTATCAAAAAAGCTGCATTCCGTTATATGCAGTTCGATCCAAATCGCTATCCCTCTGTGGATATGAACTTCATTCCTACGGCAACTTTGGGAATTATTGCTCGTGAGTATGAGCAACAGCAATTCATTGGTTTGTTGCAGACACTCGGCCCTGATACACCCGTTTTGCCGTTGATTTTAAAGGGAATTATTAGCAATAGCAGTTTGAGTAACCGCATGGAATTGATTGCTCAGTTGGACAAGATGGCTCAACCTGACCCACAAGCAATTCAAATGCAACAAGCTCAACAACAGTTGGCGATGCAGTCTGCTCAAGCGCAGATTGCACTGGTTACAACTCAAGCGGAGCAGAATCGTGCTGATGCAACCAAGAAAATGGTTGAAGCTCAGTACATTCCGCAAGAAGTTCAAGCCAAAGTCATTGCATCAACAACCAATAACTTGCCAAACCAAGCAGATCAAGCATCCGCTGAGTTTGATAAGAGGGTTAAGATTGCTGAACTCATGCTCAAAGAATCTGATATTAAAAACAAAGCAAAGATTGTTGAGATGCAAATGGCAGACAAGCAAAATGCAAGTATGCAAATCAAACATGATTTTTTGAACAAGCTAAATACTGGATTAAAGAACAATGGCTAATATTCGGGAACTTATTCTCAGTATTGAATCAGATGCACTGACATTTGATGAGAAGTTAGCCGCCTTGACTCAGGTTGAGGAGACTCTTATTGCAATGCAACAGCAAGAAGAAGATGCTGTCCAAGAGAATGTTGACTTGATTGTTGAGGCGATCAAAGTCATGCAAGAAAAAGTTGATGCCCAAGTCAATCGTATTGCTGATTTTGTGCCTGAAAAGGGTGAAAAAGGCGATAAGGGTGAACGTGGATTAGATGGTCGGCAAGGTGTAGATGGTAAAGATGGTCGAGATGGTGTCAATGGTCGTGATGGCAAAGATGGTGTAGATGGTATATCGGTTATTGATGCCAAGATTGACTTTGATGGTTCACTAATTATCACTTTATCCACTGGTAAAGAACTAAATGTTGGTGAAGTTGTTGCTCCTGACTTGGCTGAAAAGATTAAGTTAGTTACTTCTGGTGGTGCTGGTACTGTTTTGCCATCACAAACAGGTAATTCGGGTAAATACTTAACTACTGATGGCTCTATTCTTTCATGGGGTACAGTTTCTGGTGGAGGCGGTGGTTCTGGAACTGTTACATCAGTAGGCGGTACAGGCACAGTAAATGGCATTTCCTTATCAGGCACAGTTACTACTTCTGGAAACCTTACTTTAGGGGGTACGTTAGATTTATCGTCACCTCCTGCCATTGGTGGAACTACCGCATCTACTGGTAGGTTTACAACAGTTACATCCACAATACCAACAGGTACTGCACCATTTACAGTTGCATCAACAACACAAGTAGCAAACTTAAATGCAGCTACTGCTGGTTCAGCCGCTACATTAACAACAGGTAGAGCAATTTACGGCAATAACTTTGATGGCTCTGCGGCATTGACTCAAATTATTGCGTCTACCTATGGCGGTACTGGCAATGGATTCACTAAGTTTTCTGGTGCAACTACAGCAGAAAAGACATACACATTACCAGATGCAACAACAACAATTCTTACAACTAATGCCGCTGTAACACCTGCTCAGGGTGGCACTGGTCAGACTACATACACTGATGGTCAACTGCTTATTGGTAATAGTACAGGTAATACTTTAACCAAAGCCACTTTGACCCAAGGTACAGGTATTACCATTACTAATGGCAATGGTTCAATCACAATTGCCGCATCAGGTGGTGGTTCTGGCACAGTTACAAGTGTTGGTGGAACAGGCACAGTAAATGGTTTAACCTTAACAGGAACAGTTACAACATCTGGAAATCTTACTTTAGGCGGTACGCTTGATTTGTCATCACCCCCTGCCATTGGTGGTACAACACCTGCGGCTGGTACACACACTACGTTAAACATTACAGGCACAACTAATCAGGTTTCTAGCGTGGCGGTGTCATCTGACCCTGCCGCCCCTAGTGCTGGTAATTTAAAGACATTTGCTAGAACTATTGCGGGTGGGTATACAGCACCAGCGTTTTTGAATGCTACGCAAGCTGTTGCAATGTTGCAACCAGCAATTGCTAATAAGCGTATTTCAACATTTACACCGCAAACAGGCGCTGCTATATCTTTAATTGGATTTGTTGCTGGATCAGTACAAGGAACTGCTACAGCAGCAACTTTAGCAACCACTTCATTTTTTACTAGAGCGCCTAGAGTTACTTATGTAAGTGCAGGAACTGCTGGAAGTTTTTCATCGTGGTATCAAGGAATTGGAACAGTTACTTTAGGTGTTTCTGGTACACCTAATTTTGGTGGATTTTATTATGTAACTCGCTTTGGAATTGCGGACACAGTTGCGGCTCCTAGAACATTTATAGGACTATCGTCAATAGGTACAACACCAACAAACGTAGAACCATCTACATTAATAAACAGTATTGGCGTGGGTCAAGGTGCGGCAAATACAAATTTGTTTGTTTATTATGGTGGCTCTGCGGCACAAACACCAATTGATTTAGGCGCAAATTTTCCAACAGGAACATCAAATACAGATTGGTATGAGTTAACTTTATTTGCTCCACCATCGTCAACAAATACAGTTTACTATCAAGTACTTAGACTCAATACAGGTAACGTAGCATCTGGAACTTTGACTGGTACTGCTGGAACTGTTTTACCAGCAAATACAACATTTTTAGGGCCAAGAAATTGGCGAACTAATAACGCTACGGCTTCGGCAGTTACTTTGGCTTTTGGAAGTATGTATTTAGAATCGGATTACTGATGTATACATTAAGCATATATGAAGGAACAGTAACAAGGGATGAAGATGGTAAGGTGGTTGCACCTTGTCAATCTGACCAAGACTCTGATTTTCGTGCTTACATTGATTGGGTAGAAGAAGGGAATCAGCCCACTATTTTGGAAACTAGAAATGACTCCTGAGTTACAAAAGTATTACGAAGACCGCTTTTCCATGATGGCAATGGATGGTTGGAAAGAATTAACTATTGATATTGACAATATGATAGAGTCACTCAATAATATAAGCGTGATTCCTGATGAAAAGACCTTGATGTTCAAAAAAGGCGAACTTTCCATCTTGACTTGGCTAAAAACCTTGAAAGAGGTCAGCGAAAAGGCTTATGAGGAATTGAATGAAAAGAATGTATGAATTTGCCTGTGAAAATGGGCATCGCACTGAGAAACTGGCTGATTATGAGTCTGTCAATGTCCAGTGTGATTGTGGTTCGGTAAGTCACCGAATCATTTCTGCACCCAACATCAAGTTGGAGGGTTGGAGTGGGCATTTCCCTACTTCTGCTCATCAATTTGATCGGAAACACCGTGAAAAGTTGGCGGCAGAACTAAAAGAGAACTCATAAACAATTGTCGAGTTCATGTGTAATCTCCTAAAACCCAGTGTGGGCAGGAAAAGGAAACTGTATGTTGTTAGATAACGAAGATGAGATGCAAAGTGAGATTCAAGCTGTTGAAAAGCAGAAACTAGAGTCTACTGTTGAGTCGATGTATGCTGATGTTCCCGACAAGTATCGGGGTAAAGAATTGTCAGACATCATCAAAATGCACCAAGAAGCTGAAAAGTTGATTGGAAAGCAAGCTCAAGAGGTTGGCGAAGTTCGCAAATTAGCGGATGAACTGATTAAGCAAAATCTCTCTGGCAATCGACAAAATGCAGAGGTTGAGCCTGAAATTGACTTTTTTGAAGACCCGAAAAAGGCAGTTCAGAACACTATTGATAGACATCCAGATGTACTTGCGGCTAGACAAGCTGGTCAAGAGTTCAAAAAGATGCAGATTCAGCAGAAACTGTCTACTGAGCACCCTGATTTTGGTCAGATTGTTCAAGACCAAGAGTTTGTTGATTGGGTGAAATCTTCACCTATTCGTCTTGGGCTTTATGCCAAGGCAGATGGTGAGTATGACTACGATAGTGCCAATGAATTGTTGAGTACCTACAAGCAACTGAAAGGTGTTAAGAGTAAGCAAACGAGTGATGCTGGTGAAGCAACTCGCAAGCAGAATCTGAAAGCCGCATCAGTTGATACTGGTGGTACAGGGGAAACAGGAAAACGAGTTTACAGGCGAGCTGACCTTATTCGGCTAAAAATGACTGACCCACAGCGATATGAAGCACTCTCTGATGAGATCATGACTGCATATCAAGAGGGTCGAGTGAAATAACACTTAACTTTTTGGAGTATTTAACATGGCAACAGCATTTTCCCCCGCAAATAACGTAACCGTTACGTCCGCAGCTAATTTCATCCCTGAAATTTGGTCAGACGAAATCGTTGCAGCCTACAAACGTAACCTTGTAGCTGCCAATGTCGTTAAAAAGATGAACTTCAAAGGCAAGAAAGGTGACACCGTTCACATTCCTAGCCCTACTCGTGGTTCTGCATCAGCCAAAGGCGCAACAAACGCTGTTACGCTGATTGTCAACAACGAGGGTGTTGTAGACATCTCTATCAACAAGCACTACGAATATTCTCGTTTGATCGAGGACATCGTTGAAGCGCAAGCATTGTCTTCACTGCGTAGTTTCTACACAGAAGACGCTGGTTACGCTTTGGCTAAACAAGTCGACACTGACTTGATCCAATTGGGTCGTGTCGCTAATGGTGGCTCTGATGGTGCTCGTTACAATGCTGGTTTTGTTGGTGGTGATGGTACAACAACCTTTGACTACACAGCAAACACCAACACTGGTAACGCTACTGCACTGACTGATGCAGCTATTCGCCGCACCATTCAGCGTTTGGACGACAGCGATGTGCCTATGGACGGTCGTTTCTTCATCATCCCTCCATCAAGCCGCAACACTTTGATGGGTTTGGCTCGTTACACTGAGCAAGCCTTTGTTGGTGAT